CTTCCGCATTGACCAGTTTGTAGTAACGGAAATATTGATTACCGATAGCACCATATGCAGAGTTGAGTTGAATCTTGCGAGCCATCTGAATGTTGTTGCATCGTGCAATCTCCTTCTCCAATGCCTTAGTCGGAGTTTTTTCATAATCCTGTTTTGCAATAAGCATCTTCTTCTTATAGATGGTGCGATCCTTATAAATCTTCTCCATCAATTCAGGTAGGAACCCACGAACATCTTTACGATACATGGCACCGTTAGCACACACTGCACTGTCCTTATACAGTTCAAAAGTCAGTTCTTCGTTAAGTATCTTATCAACTGTAACTGATGGGTGCCTGGTCTCTCTGAGTGTCTCCGGAGAGATGTTGTACTGCATAATAAGGTGAGGGTAGAGAGAGTTAAGGTCAAAAGACACAACCCAATCATACTTTCCCGGAATCGGTTCCTTAACATACGCACCTGCATACTTAGCATCCTTGTCTGAACGTTCTTTGGGTGGAATTACAATGTTTCTCTTTTTGAGATAATTGTAAATGATCGCATCCCACATACGAACTTGATAAAACACATCATTATAATTCACCTTAGCATCATATGCCATGGTGATTGCGAGTTCAATCAATTTCATCTTGTCTTCCATACGGTCAACAAGTTCCACGTCAATGATATTATATTCTACAAACTTCTGCCACCCATTAGTGTAGAAATCTTTAAAAGTATCAAACTCAGAGTGATCAAGTTTCTTTTGTCCAAGTTCTACACTTGCAATATAGTCCAACCGATAGGACTCTTGTGCCTTATAAGTAAACTTCTTATATAGATTTAGGTAATCAAGTTGTGTAATACCCCCAACATCATAGGAAATCTGTTTACGACCCATTACAATAGTCTCACGTTCAGTCACCAAACCCCAAGGAGAAAGTCGTTTCATTAACTTCTCACCAAGAATGCGATCAATACGCCTCACCAAATAAGGCATATCATATAGTTCACTATTCCATCCAGTCACAACTTCGGGAGTATTAGTCTCAATCATCCACCAGTTTATAAAGTCATTCAGTAACTCATACTCGGTTCTGAAACTTTTGTAGATAACATTTTCTTGCTTATTATTGAATGATCCCTGACCCCAAGTGCGAATCTGTTTGGTAGTATAATCCTGAACAGTAATAAGAAGAACCTCTTCTGCAGCAGACTCTACATCGGGAAATCCATTCTCAGTCTTTACCTCAATATCAATCGTAGATATTTTGATTTTTGTAGTATCAAACTTGACTTCTTCTTCTGGATACATCTCAGAAATATACTGATAGATGTATCGGTCATTACCATAGACCTTAAAGTTTTGAACACCATCGTATTTCTTGATGAACTCCCTACAATCACGAACAGTTCCTGGATCTATCGATTCAACATAATCTCCTTCAAGAGTTTTATATTTTGTTTCTTTATTGGAAGGAACGAATAATGTAGGATAAAACTTTTCTCTACTTGCGAAGTGGCGTCCATTCTCGTAACCCCGAACCAGAAAGTGGTCCCCTACCATTTGAACGTTGGTGTAAAATCTCATTATGTACTATACCGATGTTGTTATCGACTCCAAATTTGCTTGTATGTATTATAGCATCCTTTCCGGTAAATTCCTCAAAGGCATTAATAAACATTGTAAAATAATGCCAATGACACTTAGGAATATAATCTGGAGACAAGCAAATGAAAATATAATCAAAATTATAATTTTCAAATTTGTAGTTCTCTTTCAGAACAGATTCAAAATTAACGAATTTTTTGACCGATTGATCTCTAGAGACATTAGCACTATTTAAGTTACGAATCCATGTAAAAGAATTTAATTTACCATTAATATGTAACCATGCTCCCCAATTTCCCTCATTAATATTATTATATTTTTTCAAATCCAAGAGTTCTAATTCTACTTCTTCTTCTATGGTATTAGCAGGACCAGCATATTCCATTCCATGTAAAAAATCGTCATGATGATCAATATTAATTAAATCAATATTATCAAATTTTCCTACATCATAAAGAATAGCGTCATGATCATATCCAAAAGAAACATTTTGACAATTTTTAATTGACTTTAAAAAAGTGTCGAAACAAAATAATAAGTTTGCTTGATCAATATAAAACATTTGTTCACGAAATTCTGTAGAATAAAGCACATTATCCCAATGTCTTATTGAACTGCCATTAGTCGATCCTCTAGGTTCTGGAGCGTAACTTTGATATACCTCAATCCATGGACCCATAATATAATCTAAATCAATAGTCAATACCTTCATTTTTTGTTTATTAAATTATACTTATCTGTAATTGAAGAATTAGGATCTGTAATTGTAAAAATTTTATCAGAGTGAATCATAAAAGTTTTTTGATTTGTAAAATCGATGAATAAAGGTTCAATTGTATTATCTTTTGTTACAAGATATGGATCTATTAGTTTACAATCAGGTTCACCGATATCAACACCTACCTGCTCAATCTTCGAAACTATAATCAGATTGTTCATTAGTACTATCAGTTTTAAATTTTCCATTTGTTTTTTCGTCATACATTTTTAGAATATCATTAATGGGTTCCACAATAGTTACAATCCAATCAGGTCTAACAGGAACCTGTTGATCAGAAGTAAATGGAATCCATGGTGTCAAAGTAATTTTTAAGTTACTAATTGTTTTACATTCTTCGTTTTCACTAAGACTTGGAATCGATTCTGCTAAAATGCGTTGAGGTTCTTGAAGAAGGTATCCAACCACATTTTCTTCAGAGATAAGTTCTTTAACATCTGCGATGATGTCTTCTCCAGATTTAAGAACAATAAGTTTAATAGACATTTTTAAATTTTACCTCATTTCATTATAGCAATAAAAAAGAGGGATGTCAACTGGATTTTGCCAGTTGCCCCTCTGCGGCGACGATATACTTTATTTAGAACCAGACTTTCTTCTGATGATGCTCTGGTACAATTCTTCCCAGAACAATACTTAACAACCCATCCTCAAATTCAACTGATCTAACTTCCGTGTCCTCTGCCAATGTCCAAGATCTGGTGAAAGATCGTTGAGCCATTCCTCTGTGGACATAAGTCGTTTCTGATTCGGTATCCTCTTTCTGTCCTTCGACAAAGAGTTTTCCGTCTTGTGTGTAGACATTTACTTCTGCTTTCCTAAATCCTGCAAGTGCAAGTTCTAGTCTTGATTCTACTGCGCTGACCGTGACTAGATTAAATGGTGGATAATTCTTCGTTGTTTCGTGGAGATTAAACAACCTATCGAAGTATTCGTCCATTCCTATGCTATTCCTATTTATACGCTCCATCAACGCAGGTAGGTCCGCAGCAGTATAACGTGCAAGGTTTCCCATGATTCTTAGCTCCTTTAAAAGCGAGTTTGTGTTTTGTGGACCCCGAAGGCATCCATCATTATTTATAACACAGAACATAAAAACGGGGGTGGTGAACCCCGTAATTTTTTATTCGGTTATACTTAATGCAAAGTTGAGAGGTCCATTAAGTGTTCCTCGGTTCTTATAATCCTTTGCAACCTTATCCCAATCACGACCAACCTTACTTCCAGTTTCATCATTCATGTACTTATCAATCCAATAAAGGAGATATGATACTGTACGATCCATATTATCCCATCTGGTATCTTTACAAATAGAAGCGTCCTTGAACATGCCACCAGTCTTCCAAGTTTCAGTGATGTGTGTTACACCATCCCAGTCATCACTAAAAGTATTACCCACACCCTTTTCAATCAACCTCCACATTTCACGAAGTTTTTGATTATTGGGACCGTAGTAATACAATGACATAAGACATGCAGTAACAAAAGGTTGACACCACTTATCCTTTTTAGTCATTAATTCGTCAAGTGCCTGAAGACAACCTTTGATCATCCAAAATGAAAGTTGATCTCGAAGTGCCTCAGTATTTTTGAGACCCGATTGATTCCACTCTGTTGGTTTCATAAAGTGGCAGGCTTTGTTCATTCCAGAAAGAATCTGACCTTTAGAAAGTTTATCACTCTTGGGAGTATAATCATAAAATCCCGTTAAAATACCAAACACTTTCTGTTGGTTTTTTTCTGTTGCTTCTGCAGAATCAAATGTATCATAGGATTGCTTGATTTGATCAAGATCATCATAATCATATGTAATAGCAATCAGTTTTTGTGGAAGGTAATCTGAACCCTCTTTCTCCCAATTAAGTGCTCTAGTATTTCCATCAACTCTAAACACCATACCTTTTGGATATAGTTTTCCAGCTACAGTGCAGTCTTTGGTCAAACGAACCAAATGAACTACACAGTGTTCTGACCTAACTTGTTTGAGATGTCCTCTTGCCTTAGTAAGTCTTGCTTCTGTATCTCTTTGGCAAGGGACCTCTGGGAGGTTTAAAAATTTTTGTAGCGAATAATTGCAATTCACGGCAATATTACCCGTGAAATCTTTAGTTTCAATCATGGTTTTTATAAATTAATCAACAAACTATTCACTAACCCTAAAGAAAGTGCTGCATAAATGCAGGGTGTTTATTGGTTTACCAATGTATTATAACATAAAAAAAGAGGGTGTCAACCCCTCAAAATCTTATTCGGTTTCTTCTGTCCTTTTCTTCTTCGATCCAATATTGTACTTAGTCTCAAGGATCCAGTCTTGCTTATCTCTAAATGCAAGAACCTTAATCTGATTGAGTGGTGCGATGTCCTGAATTTTATCGGCATCTACAATACTAATCAAACCCCAGTCGGCAAGTAGTTGT